CAGATTTAATAGAATTAGGTTTTACTAAACAAGTACAGGATCCATGCTGTGATCCTCAAATATATACGTTCTATAAACTGGTAGGTAATAGTTCCCCTTTTATTACACCAGCCAGTGACACTATTACTGATGATAATTGGCCAGTAGAAAACTATGCCGTCAATTTTAAAACATATATCAAATCGGATGTAGTAGAAATGATTACTTTACTAGAAAATAATCCGTTATTTCCTCCAACGGAATAAAAAAAAGCCATTAAACTTTTTTAAGTTAAACTATTTATGTATGTTTGCATATATGTTTAATTTTTAAAACCAAATAAAATGGCAGACGTAAAAAATTTAGATCCTAACAAGGATCCTCAGCTAAGTAAAGAAGAACTTACTAAGCGTAGAGAAGAAATCACACAGTTTTATAAAGATAATATTCCACATCTTACTGTTCAAGCAGAATATGAGGATTTATTAGCTACTATTGACAAAGCAAGAGCTGAAAGACTGCAAGCTCAAATGTTTATGGCACAAACCGCAGCACAACAAGATAATGCAGGAGAGGCTAGTGAAGATGAGAAAGCTTTTAAAGAAGCTATGGAAAAAGCGGCAGCAGGTGCAGAGTAATTATGAAGATGCTAAAAAAAGGTGATAGAGGCCAAGAAGTAAAGACATTACAACAAAATCTTTTAATTAAACCTGACGGAATATTTGGAAGACAAACAGAAAAACATGTTATAAGGTTTCAACTTATGCATAATTTATCTGCTGATGGTATAGTAGGTGCAGAGACATGGACTCTTTTATTACAGTTACCAAGTGCGTTAACCATAGCAATAGATGAAGATACTGATACACAAGGTCAAATGTTTGAGACACCTTATGATCAAATTATACATAAGCATTATTTACCTAAAGGGGAATATGTAGAAGGACCCGTTAGTAATCATTATATCTTTTTACATCATACTGCAGGTAATGCTAATCCTTATAGATGCATTGATCACTGGGGAAGAGATAGCAGGGGACGCATTGCAACTGAATTTGTATTAGGAGGTATCAATCACAGGAATGGTAATGATGAATATAATGGTGTCATGGTACAAGCATTTCCTACAGGAGCACAAGGATTTCATTTAGGTAAGACTGGATCAGGATATATGAACAGGCATTCAGTAGGAATTGAAATATGTAACATGGGATACTTAGATAGTAAAACAATGAAAACATATGTAGGTTCAGTATGTCAGGAAGAACAAGTATGTGAGCTACCTGAACATTTTAAGGATAAACTACACTGGCATAACTACACAGAAGAACAAATCAAAGCCACAGAAAAGTGGATCAAGTGGGTAGGTGAAAGAGATGGTGTAGATATAAGATTAGGTTTAAAACAATATATCAAGAAATATGGTCCATCTAAAGGTTTTGATTTTCAAGAGGATGCATATTATGGAAAGGTAAGAGGTTTATTAACTCACGGTAATGTGAGAACAGGTAAGTCAGATATATATCCACATCCAGATATGGTTGATATGATAATGAGTTTATAAAATGGCAATAGTAAAAAAAGTAGATTTAAAATTAAAAGTTAATATTGATGAATCAATAAAGTATCAGATACTTACTTATTGTTTCTTTAATGATATATTAGTAACTAATTCTGATTTAAAGTTTTTATGTGAACTATCTAAAACTCCAAGTATTGAATTAACTAAGTTTTGTTTAACATTAGTTAATATGAATATTTTTAAGAGTCCTCAGTCTGCTAGAAATGCAATAACAAAGGCAGAAAGAAAAGGTTTGCTTAGTAAAAAAGGGAATAATAAAAAAACAATTACCATTAAACCAGCTATTAATATTCAGACAGAAGGATTAGTATTACTTGATTATAAAATTTTAGGCAATGCATCCCAAGTCACACAAGGAGTTTAGAAAGAATATAGCTGAGGAAGTTGAAGTACATCCTCAAGTAGTAGAAGATTTTATAACTTTTTATTATGCAAAGTTAAGAAGAAAACTTTCTGATTTAAGTTTCCCAAGAGTTTATGTAGAGGGATTAGGAACATTTGAGTTAAGAAAATCTAAGTTAAACAAGGCAATAAAAAAGAATAAAAGTCTATTAGGTAATATTGCTAAAAGAACTTACAATGGTTATGCAAAAAGTGAGGATATAAAAACCAATATTGAGCAGATGGAAAGTGCAATGAAACAAATCCATGATGATATGCTAAAAAAAGAAAATTTTAAAAAAAATGGCTAACTGGAAAAAGTATTTAGATGTTTTTAAAAATGCAGATAAAATTGCAGAAGGTATTAAAAACAATATATTTAAGAAAGAGCATATTGAAGCAATAGCTGATAAAAGATTCCAGACATGTTTAAATTGTATTTTATTTGACGCAGGAGGTGATAAATGTATGGCACCTGGAACACAACCTTGTTGTTCAGATTGTGGGTGTAGTTTAGCATTTAAAGTAAGATCATTATCTTCTGATTGTCCAAAGGGAAAATGGCATGCAATAACATCAGAAGAGCAAGAAGAATTAATTAATAAACAAATTGAAAATGGACAAACTAACTAAAGCTCAAATAGTAGGTGAACTACTAGCTGAAGAACAAATAACTGCAGAAGAAGCAATAACATTGTTGGAGCCTGCTAAAACAATAATCTATAACGTTCATGTACCTGAACAGGAAGTGCATACACCTATGCCTTATGGGAATATGTGGACTACTAATATTACAGACTAATGGCAATATTATTTAAAGAAGAAGGACACGTATATGAAAGCATTGATCAAGATAAAATAGATTGGTTAAGTGTTACTTCTTTAGTTGGAAAATTTAAACCCAAGTTTGACAGAGATGGTCAGGCAGTTAAATCATCTAAGAACAAAAGATCAAAATGGTATGGTATGACACCCAAAGAAATAATAGCTGCATGGGATGGGGAGACAGATAGAGCAATCAAGCTAGGTAATTTTTATCATAATCAAAGAGAAGCAGATATACTTGAGTTTGAAACAATTCAAAAGTATGGAACAGAAGTGCCTATTATAAAACCATTGGTAGATACCTCTGGAGTAAAAATTGCACCAGAGCAGAAATTAGAAGAAGGAGTATATCCAGAACATTTAGTATATCTTAAGTCTGCTGCTATTTGTGGTCAAGCTGATTTAGTGGAAGTTGTAAATGGTTATATAAACATAACTGATTACAAAACAAATAAAGAAATTAAAGATAAAGGATTCACTAATTGGGAAGGAATAACTAATAAAATGTTTAGGCCTGTAAATCATTTAGATGATTGTAACCTTAATCATTATAACTTACAATTGAGTATTTATGCGTATATTATTAAGAAGCATAACCCTAAATTAAAGATTGGAAAACTAATTATACAACATGTTAAGTTTAAACAAGTAGGTGAGGATAAAAATGGATATCCAATCAATGAACATGTTGATGGTGAACCAGTATTAGATACAATAAAAATGTATGAATTACCATATTTAAAAGATGAAGTTAGATCTTTAATAATGTGGCTAAAAGATAATCAATAATGAAAGAATATATAGCAGCAGTAGAAATACAATCATTAAAGTCAAAAGTACCTACAGACTTTAGATTTGAAGAAACAAAAATATGTATAGATCTAGATAAAGTAGTATGGTTTAAAGAATACTTTCATGTAGCAACAGATAAGTTTCAAAATACACATACTGAAGTATTATTGTTTGGACAAAGCAAACCAATTATACTTGTAGTGGCATATGATCAATTAAAGAAAGAAATAACTAAACCTAAAAAAGCATGATAGTAAAATTATTTGATATACAGAATAGTAAATTAGTATTAACAGAACATTGTTACTCATTACCATTTTTAAAAAATATAATGACGGAATATCCTGATACTAATATGCAGGTATATCAATATATTTTTTATATGTCTTGCCCTAACCCTGATTTAAATCCGTTTTTTAATTTGCCTGAACATGAGAAGGAAGATATTATAATAGAAGAAATAGGATTAGAAGAATCTCCTGAAGATGGTAAAATAAGATATGCATTAGATATGTGCAAGAAGATGTATGAAACTCCTACATATAGGGCATACGTAGGCATTAAAGCCATGTTAGACAGATTAGCACAGTATATGGAGGTAACCCCTATTGAGCATGGTAGAGACGGTAATATGAACTCTATGATAAATGCTGCTGCAAAGTTTGAACAAATTAGACAATCATACAAAGGTGCATATACAGACATGCAACAAGAACAAGAGAGTTCTGTGCGTGGTGGTGCAGGATTGGCATATGATCAATTATAAATCAATAAAATTTAATTAAATGAAAAACAAAGTAATTATACCAGTTGGAAAAAAACTGTTAATTAAAGAAATTAAACCTGAGACTAAGACAGCATCAGGATTATATTTACCAGAAATGGCTCAGAAAAAGACATTTCAAGGGGTTGTTGTAGGTAAAGGAGATCAAGTAGAAGAAATACAAATAGGAGATGTAGTGCATTATGCAGATCATGCTATGCCAACACCAATGCCTCATAATGGTGAAGAGCATTTGTTGTTACAGTTTGGTGATGTATATGCCATCATAAGAGATGAGTAGGATTATACCTACATATGAAAATGATAATTGGACATCTACAGAATTTTCTAATGATGAAGATTTTCATGAGTTTATTTTTGAGATATTTAAAGAACCTGGCAAGTATGAATTTGATGAAACAAGTTTAATATTTAATGCTGAAGCAAGGAGATTTAATAAAGAAGGTTTGTATTGTAGTTCTCCTTTTAGATCAAAGGATTTTATGGCATACTGGGATGACCAAAAAAATAAATGTAGAGAAGGGGTAATATATAAAAATAATAATAAGATTTGGTATCTTACCAGAGACTATTATATGTGGTTAAATTTTTTACCAATCTTTGATAAAGAAGAAAAAAAATATGGGTTTGCCAAAGTACGTGATGCACAATATCACATGGCATTGTATGAAATACTTGCAGAGTTAAACAATCAGCATTCAGCTATACTTAAAAAACGTCAGATAGCTTCTTCATATTTTCATATGGGAAAGATTATAAATACCTATTGGTTTGAAGAAGGTAGTACATGTAAGATTGGTGCATCATTAAAAGATTATATAAATGATAAAGG